CGCTGGCGGCTTTTCTGGGGGTGTCTGGGGGGTAGGTGCCTCTTGAACTGGACGCGGTTCTGCGGCCTTCCCTGCGATTTCACCGTCTGCTATTGTACTACTCTTGCCTGTAGATTGTCTTACCCCCAGAGTAGCCTCGGCAGCAGCACGTTGTGCGGGGTCCATAATATCAGGTGGAAGGGGCGCGCCCGTATTAGTATCAGTGGTGGTTCCTTTACCCAGAGGCTTGAGTATCGCGTCAACTTTACGACCCTGTCTGCCACTCCCTACACCTGTTCCACTGGTGTCTGAAACAGGCTCACCTCTTGCCGGTCCACGCTCTCCATGACCCATCAAGCCAAAGCCTGCACCCATTAACCCCTGTTCGACGATACCGCTTGTTAAGTCGCTTACTCCCGGAGTACCGCCAGTTGCCCCTGTAAGCGCTAGATTACTGATAGCGTTACCAGCTACGCCTGTACCCGCTCCAATAGCTAGACGCCCTGCAACCGAGCCACCTACTCCCGGTAGAACTCCCATTGCTGCGCTTGCCGCACCGGCTTCAAGCATACCCGTTGGAATTTGGCTACGTATAGTTTGATTAGTCGCGTCCTCGTCCGTCATCGTTTGACGTAGTATACTATAATCTGGAAATTTCTCTGCCTTCTGCTCAGGCGTCATTTGCTTAATAGCAGACGCCGCTGAACCTGCAAAATCCGTTGCACCTATTGCGCCAAGCCCTAGAGCGGCACCGACGGGGCCACCGACTGCTCCACCCCCGACACCTGCGACTAGACCTGGAATTTGTTGCTCAATACCGAACAACGCTCCATGTAAATAATGTCTATTCCATCCCGTTGCCGCTTCCTTACCGGCAGGGGACATATCGTTGAAAGCATCAAGGGCAGCGGCGCGATGGTAATCGGCTTCTTGGCTGTTATATTTAGTTGTCTCGTCATCAGGGCTTATTAGACTTGACGCAACATGCAGTCCCGCCATTGAATTATGGAAAACATTGTCGAGGTAATTCATATGGTCAGAGGCAGTCGGCGCTTGATCTGACTGCGGTGTAGGCGAGGGTGTATCGCTGCCAGCGTAACCACCAGCAAAATCTGGTACGTAAAAGTCGTCGTCAGCCATTTTACTCTCAGAGTATTATTGTGGTGGTATTGCCGGTTCTCCTATTGGTCGTCGAGCCCATCGTCCTATAGCAGCAGGGACGGATGCGCTTTCTGTAGGCGCTTGCCCCGGTATCGCGCCAGTCGGATTTCTGAACCACTGCCACGCAGCAGGGAGCGGAGCAGTTGACTCAGTGGGTGCAGTAGCTGGGTCAAGCCCAAGCGGGTTCTGCGCTATACCTAAAGGTGTCTTACCTCTTAGTTTCTCCTCTATTGCCGCTGGTACCGACGCCGACTGTCCGGTGTAACCGGGGGGTGGTATAGCTGTGGCCGATGATGGCTCTTTGTCAGATGGCTTGTTCTTACCATATTCTGCTCTTGCCGCCATTGCCTGCTTAAAGCCTATAGGTGACATATAGAATGGGTCTTGCCCCGGTAGAGTAATTTTAATTCTATCTCTACCACTACTATCTTTATCATGCTCCCAGTTATCTTCTTTGAACGCTTTACTCGTAACTAAGGTGTGCATATAATCAGCGGCAGAAGTGGGTGGCATACGGTTGTAGCGGGCAATGTCAGTTGTGCCATACCCAAGAGCATGTTGGTTCTCGGGTGAAGGGATAATTTTATTAAGCTGGTCTTGTTGCTTACTATCAATTGTAGATGCTACTCCTGGAGTAACCGGCGCAGAAGGCGGTGCAAACGCATTGATTATAGCCTTATTCGACTCAAAATTTAGATTGCTCTCAGTTCCATCTTCAGCCCGTATGGGATGGAATGGGTCAAGTGGCTCGTCTGACTTCGCACGTTCTTTGCGTTGATCCTCTGACTGTTGCGCTGCCTGCCGCATTGCTTGTTGCTGCGCATCCAAGATTGCACGTCTGTTCTGTTGGTCTTGTGAAAATCCTTCTCTTTGCATTTCAGACGTAGCCCTAAATTGTTCTGACTCTTTTGTTGCCGCGATCTTAGCCTTTTCTGTTGCATCATATTGTTTTGCCATGCGTTGTTCGTGCGCCATTTTCATTTGGTTATTCAAGTCAGCACGGCGAGAGCCTATCTCACCATTAATAATTGACTTGTTGTTCATATTATATTTGTTCCACATGTCCAGTCGTTCATGGTATTGCTGAAGTGCCATTTGGTCAAAGTGACGATCACCAGTCATTACTGGTTGTCTCGGGAAATCAATAACCTGATTGGTTCCCGGTATTACCGGATTACCCTTTTCGTATAATTGGTTTTCCATTTGCTTTCGATATTCAAGCAGATGTTTTTCCCCTTGTGACTGTATAGCATCAACTTCAGCTTCACCTGTTGGTGTCGTTGCTAGCTGTGCTGTTCCGTCACTTCCTCCCGCTACTTGAGTAGGAGCTTGATCAGACGTATCAGATGCGGCAGTGGGAATTGCTGTGTCACCACCTCCTGATGAGTCATCACTCAACATGCTCATAGCTTGCTGTTGCTGTACCCTGTCTTGATAGTCGTCACCACCAAGTCCATACTCGCTACCCCAGTCGCCCTCACCCGAAGGCTGACTCCCAGAGTAATCTATGGGGTTGGGTTGAACAACAACGTCGCCACCGTCTTGGAACCTTGTGACTGCTCCACCACGTCGGTATTGTTTCGTGGGGGTAGTTGTCGGAGAAGTATATTTCGACAGGTGTTGACCCATCATCTTGAAGAAGCCTATACCTGATGCAAGACCATGTGCTGCCATTTTTAGTTGGTCTGGCCCAACATTGCCAGCCCATATAGGGTGCCCCTTTAGGTTTGTTTGTTGAACATAGACTGAACCGTCATCGTTGACTTTTGCATTCATATGTTTTCCATCAGGCACATGATGATAACCCATTACAATGTTATCAACGGCGTCTTGTGTATCTCCTCTGTTAAGGGCATGAACAGCTTTCTCACCATATTCTGCGCCCTTATTTCTTAGATGTAATAGGTACGACGCATTTGCTGAATTAGCATCGTCTTGATGCCCTGTTAATATTCCAAACCTGTTGATACTCTCGATAGAAGCAAGATGACGCATATTGGGTGTCAGTATACCATTGGGGTCAACTGCTTTACCTATTGCATCTATATGATTATCATCCATTGCTCCGTCGTTACCGTAGAACCCTTGTCGGTTCTGTGCTTCATCTTGTGAAGGTATTCCACCAGACGGTGCAAGACCATGATCCGCCAATAGAGACTTTGCGCCAGCCTGTATACCGTCTGTTGCTCCACGCGAAGGGTTGCCCCACCCATCCATGATTTGCGGTGTACCAAGCGGCAAGCCAGTCTCAGATGGACCTTCTTCGAGTAAACCTTGGAGATGGCGTTGCATCGTCATTTCACCTTGGTCGTCTTGACTACCGCCGTATTCAGAGTCATCACCCCCAGAGTAATCGTCTACGGAACCGCCGTTCGCGAACCTTACTACCATGCCACCACGAGCATAACGTCCTACGACGCCACCCTTAGCGTGACCGCCGTGACCAACAACTGCTGGACTAAATTGACTACTACCAAATCCACCATAAGAACCAGCAACCGCTGTACCCGGTGCAACACCCATACCAGCAGGTGCTGGTCCCATATTAGAACCGTAACCACCCGGCATTCCACCCGGACCTGTTGGACCCATCATATTAGCTGCGTTAGGTGCTGGTGCATTCTGATTTGCCGCAGCTAATGCTGTTGCAGGGTTGAACCCTGTTATACCAGTGCTCTGACCAGTCATTCCAAATGGTGCAGGACTTCCTAGTTCATTAGCCATATTCGCTGGCGATGGCGTACCGGGAGGAGCAGGCGTGCCTTGTATTCCTCGTATTCCCAGTGTTGGATTTGCTGCCGGATACCCCAAAGCTGTTGCAGGTGAAGTAGGCGCAGTCTCACCGGCAGGACCAAGTCCGGGATGTCCGGGCGACCCCGTGCCAAACGGTGCTGATGCATACATACTTATTTGAGCCGGTGTCAATGTATGTGTTGAAGGAACTCCTAATGCTGTTAGGTTACTTTTTAACGTTGCAAGTTGTGACGGAGTAAGAGCATTTAACGCACTTTGTGACGGACCAGTAACAACCGAACCAGATGCCCCAGAAGTGCCAAGCATACCCGGAACACCTGTAACATTCATCGCTTCTGCCGCAGTTACACCCCCACCGTGACCACCACCGCCAGTACTACCAGTCGATCCACCCCCACTACCTCCACCTCCACCACCTCCACCACCTCCACCCCCACCACCAGTACCACCAGCTGCACCACCACTCATACCACCAGTACCCCCACGTTGCCCTGTCGCCGTAGCAGCACCTTGAGAAGCGGCAGTAGCGGCACCCTCGTCACCACTGGCAGGACCAATACTCATACCAAACCCAAACCCGGTTTGACCACCCGCAATACCACCTTGACCTTGACCACCGGCAGCCTCACCACCGCCACTGCTTGGATCACCGCCAGCCGTTCCACCACCAGAAGTGCCATCGCCTGTACCGTCACCAGGACCGGGTCCACCACCACTCCCCGGACCACCGTTGTCTAAGAAGTTTACCATGCCACCAGCTTGAAAGCCCGGAGTTGGCACTGCTCCACCCTTACTCTGGAAGTAAGAGTCGTCCATACTAGACATATCTGGCGCACCACCCCCACCGCTGCCACCACTACCCCAATTACCCTTACCCCATAGTGAGTTCTTTGTACGCTTCATTCGGGCAGTGCTTGCTGTCGCCGCAGGCATACCGCCCATTGTTCCCATAGCACTACCCAGCATTGACTGTCCTTGCTGGACTTGCTGTTGAAGACCTTGTACTCCTTGATCTGAAGTAACAACAGGTGGAGGGATAGCAGGCGGTGGTTGAACAGAAATAGTTTGCGGCGACATAGCCGGGTTATTTGGATCAACATCACCACCCTCTTGATAACCAAAACTAGAGTCATCAAGATAACCAGCGTCGTCAGGCGCAGATGGTTCAGCACCCGAATAATTCGAGTAATCAGCACCAGACGGAGGTACAACAGGTGTAGAAGGTGCAGACTGTGGAGGTGGTTGTTGTTGGCTTGTAGGAACGTTATACGATAACCACGTTGGATCATTCGGACTTACATGAGTATTAATAAGCGGTGCGCCCATCATAGGCCCACCACCGCCACCACGACCACCACCCGATTGGTCTATATTAGGCCGCTCTATTAAGTTAGGTTGAGGTTGTGGTTGCGCTGCTGCCTGCCCCTGAGACGGAACAGCAGACACAGGCTGTGCTTGCCGTGTCGGTTGATTGGCGGCAGAAGCGGGAGGTTTTATTGGGACAAGATTACCCTGCGCGTCACGGGTATAGCCATAGTCCCCAAAGCGTGGCGGTAGAGCAGGTGCGGTATCAGGGGGAACCGTTGACGGTCTTGCCTCAACAGGTGGTAATGGCTGTGGACCTTGCTGCGGACCACCATAAGGTGTAGTGCGTGGATCGACATTAGTCGTGTCTGTTGCTCTGGGAGTAACAGACGGACCTTGCTGCGGAGGTGGTACAGGCGTGCGACCACCATAAGGTTCAATTGGTGCAGAAGGTAAAACGTTACGTGGTGGATAAGCAGGGCCACGATCCGCACTTACTATCGGTCCTGCTTCCGTTGGTATTTCCTGAGTAGGCGTTGCTGGCCCCGGTCCCGGCCCCTGACCAATATCCTTTGGAATAGCTGGACCGGGTGGCGCTGCGGGAACCGGCCCGCTCTCTGGTAATGGGAGTCGATGCTGTTGCTGTAGCGCAATACGCATAGCAAGAGCATCATCACCACCTGCAAGGTCAGCATCAGAAGGAGCAAGCTTCTTAGGCGTAGGCTTCTCTTCTACTGGTGTAGGCTTTTCAGCAGGCGCAGGTTTGGCTTTGGTCTTGGCCTCTTCAGGTTGAGTAGCCCCAATATCCTTTGGTAAAGATCTGTCATATGCCTTTGCCCTAGCAATATGTTCAGGGAATGCCGGTACACCGGGACCACCTTCTGTCATACCCTCATAATGATGCTCCCATGATCGTGCAGCATCTTCAACATTATCTTGTTTTTTCAAATCATCTATAGCACGTCCATATGTAGGATTAGTAGCAATTTCATGCTGTATAAAACCCCAATTAGCTTCATAACTACTTGGGTCTAAATTATTAGCCGCAGCATATTTTTCAAATTCTGTACGGCGTGGACTATCCTTTGTATCAGTCCATTGTGCATACCCCCAACCACCACGTCCTCCTTCTGGTTTCCCCTCCTGTAAGTTCTTAAAATTACCACTCTCATAACCCATAACACCAACAGCACCAACTGCCTGTTCACGCGTTAGGCCGTATTTTTGCATCATATCGCCAGTAAGGCGTGCAGCAGTAGCGTTACCGCTTGTGCCATCATCCGCACCACCACCCCCGCCCTCACGCGTATGTGTGCCAGTCCCTTGTTGTCCTTGTATCCCTTGCCACCACTTAGCGTGTGACATCTCCATTTCTTGTGGTGAGCCTAAATCATATTGTCCATTTGAATAATTAAAGAACTTGCCATTTTCACCTTGCCCTGACTGGCGCAGACGCATGGTATATAATTGCATTAACATTTGGTTCATTTGTCGCTGCATACCGAGCTTCTGAGCGGCAAGGAATGCCTTAATGAAGCCGTCAGCGAAAGAGCCGCCGTAAAATCTAGCCATTATCCTACCGCCCTTCTCTGGAGCAGGCGTTGTGTCGGGATGGCACCACCACTCTGTGAGCCATAGGTCGTCGATGGGCCACCACCGTTCCAATTCTTATTTACTCCGGGGGTAATTGGCCCACCATATTGAACCCCACGCGCGTGAGGGATAGCAGGATTAGACGCACCCGGTCTACTGACAAACGTCGGTCGTGCTGGCGGCGCATAACCGCGCTCGCCACCAATGTCGTTACGCTGGCTCGCCATCTGTCTTTCTTGCCGTGCCCTGTCAATGCCAGCATAGAGTTTCTTCTGGCCTTCCCACTCCACAACATCTTTAGGCCATACGAACTCACCCACAGTCAACCTTGCCGGAACGTCATCAGTCTCTTGCCCACCTGTTGGTGACGCTTCAGTTGGGATAGCCCCTCCCGGTGTACCATTCGGTGGTACCACACTTTGAACTGTTGCACCGGGACTAGCTGTGACATTGCCCGGATTACCTTGAGGCGGAATAGCAGGTCCACCCTCCTGCAACATTGATGTAATAGATGGATTACCCAAAGCCGCCCCACCTAAACCACCAGCAAGTGCGCCAAACCCAGCGCTCTGCATTGCACCGACTTGTGCGTAACCTAATTGTGACTGGTTATAACCGTTCACTGCATTAACATAAGTATTCATATTCGATGCGCCAGTATTAAACCAATTTGATGGTGCAGTTAATGCTGACGAACCAGTAGAAATATTACTCGCACCCACCCCTGCTGCTGCCGACCCAGCCCCTACACCCGTGCTAGCAAGTCCAGCAGTTGTATTAGGTAGACCACGTCCAGTATTAACAACGCCAGCCTCAAGACCAAGACCTTGTAACTTCGTAGCCTGTACTGCTGACGTACCAGCACCCGCTTCCGCTGCGGCCTGTGTCGTGCGAGCACCAATGTCAAGACCGGCAAAGCGGGTACTGCCGGGGTTAATACCAAAACCCTCCAATTGCTCTTGCGCAGAAGACCGTTGAGCCTCTGACGCTTCGCTGACGTTTGTCATTGCAGCGCCAGCGTTTATAGATTGTTGTGCTGGCGATGCCCACTGTTGAGCTTGTGTAGCGTACTGTTGTTCGAGGGGTTGATAAGTTGTTTGATAGAGTTGCTCTTGTTCTTGTGCAAATTGTGCTGCTTGTTGTTGAGAAGCAATATCAGAAGTCATAATTTGCTGAACATAAGGTTGTTCAGCGTTCCATTGCTGTTTGGCCCAATCAAGTTGCTGTGTACCAAGTGAATATGCTTGATTAGCCGCCTGAGCAGACGCTAACGCCTGAAACATACCAGACGGATCAGCGGAACCACCTTTTTGACCACCCATCTCACTCTCCAATTTTACTCTGAGAGTATTCGTGTACTTGTATTATATTTGTTTTTTCAATAGGTGCAAATTCTACCTTTGGTGGTTTTTTACCTGTATTAACAAATTTACAATCTTCTTCATACATGCCCATAACCACTAAGCCTTCCCCACCCGGAAATACGTCGTCAATAATTGCTTCTTCTTTGAAACCAATATGCATATTAAATTTACGTGCTCGCCTGTTACCCTCTGGTACACGTCCAAATAGTTTCTTTACTTTACGTACTTTAAACACATAATTGAATACTGCCCAAAGTATTTCTGGTTGTGCCCCATTTGGCATAAAGATAGCAGAATGTATCTCCATGCTATGACCATTATCCTCCATTAACAATACTCCACTCATAAGGCGATCCTTGCTGTCGTAACACGCAATAGAATATATCTTAGCCCCAAGATTAACTTTTGCTTGGTCAGCTATTAGTTTAATAGCGTGTGCTTCATTTATTCTTATCATGTCACTCGTATCATTAGAACTGAACCATTACGATATACTCCGCCAACTGGTACGCCTGCCGTCGCCGCCGCTGTATCGTCAGTAGCATTAATTGGTGATAAAGCAATTGTTGGAGCTACACTCAAAGTCAAAACACCAGTAGCACGATTAACATTTAAAGGTCTACTAAGTACAGCTCCAGTATCATCAATAGAAATCAAAGTAAAGTTACTCCCAGAGTTAGAACCACTTTCTGGGATTTGATCACCTAATTGTAACTGCCAACGCCAACTTACTGCACCGGGCGAAGTCCCTGTTCCACCAAGAATTCCCCGTTGGTTTCCTGATGTAGCATAAAGTCCTATTAAATTACTACCCTGAAAGTAAGTTGGTCCGGTTATTACACCGCCAGTCAACGGTAAGACCGCACCCCATGTCGCGTTAACACGACCATAATAACCACCATCAATTGGCGCATCAGGAAAACTAGGTGGACCTACTGGACCTATTGGACCTTCTGGACCCGGTAAACCTGGTGGACCAGTTGGTATATTTTTAATTGTCTCTTGTAATGCAAAAATTGATGCACCTTGAAGGTTACTAGATTTGGCTACGCCCTGAGAGTTGACAATCAATATGTTAACCGCTTGCTTAAGCGCAGCCACAGCCGCAGCAATACTCGGAAGAGTAGCACCCGGATCAGGAATAGTAATATATGGCGAATTACTAGGCATGTTACGCCTTTGCCAAGTCTTTTACACTACCAGCCATTTTCATCATATATACGTATACCTGCCCTTCCAATTGTATTTCCCAAAACGTTGCCTTCTGTCCATCGGGTATTAACAGAACTTCACCATCTGTTATTATTTCTCGAACAACAACCGGATTACCATTAGCATAAATTCGAGCGATCAAATATTGTTTAGTAGGATCAAATACTTGAGATTGGTTGTTATTTCGAGTTTGAGGAGTAGGAGGTGTAATTGTCACTTCTGGTGGCACATTAAAGTGAATTTTAAGTGCCTTCATATCCTCGGGTTTTGGTAAACGAAACTTCTTTGACTTCCATACCCATGAAAGTAATATACCGCCCGATGGTGCAAACCACCACCGAACGTCAGTGTTATGAACTAAAAATAACTGCCCTGATAACTCGTCCCAATATAGATTAACAATCTTTTCACTTGGCTCTAATAGAGCCTGTATATAAACAGCTGGAACGTTTTTTTCCAATTGATCCAATATAACTCCATTAGGAACAATCTCTGATGAAGATCCTTTAAAGAATGCTGTATAAGACAGACCAGTCCGCCCTGCTGCCCATGTGTTAGGAGTTAAAGAATTAAAAAATTCCCGCTCCATGAACATCTGTGTTACGTTTATGGTGCCAGATGTATTAAGTAATATTAATCCATTAGGTGAGGCATAATACGTACCTTCACCTGCCGCAAAGACCGATCCACGCCCAATACATGGTTCGTTCGCTGTTACCTTACCAATCGTCATAGTATCAGGCGTCGTGCCCGTTGCAATAAATGGTTGACCTTCTGTCAATACGCTTAACGAACTCCCAATAGCATTCAATGCAACAGTAGGATAGTCTACCGTTAACGCATAAGTAGCAGGCCACGAATGAGGTAAAAATGCCGTACTAAACCATATTTCACGTTCATTTGTCCATCCCGCCATAATACCATTTGCCATCATTACGACGCCCTGCAAACCGGCAGGAGGGCCAGTATAAACTGTCGAGTTTAATACTGTGTTGTTTGTGATTTGATCAGCAGTTTGGGAGTCGTTATAGACAATTGGTGCTCCGGGAGTGGTAATAGGTATGTTAGTAGTATTAACTTGGAAGAACTCAGCATTGCCAGAGCTATCTGTAACGGTGCGATAGATACGGATACCAGAGAGGTTTCTATTAAGTAAGTTGGCACTACTCGGAGAGTAAACCGTAATAGTCCATGTCGTACCGGGGCCGGGGTCACCACTTGCGGTAGTCGGTGGCGACGGCGCTCCCTCTTCTCCATATGCACTGACATACGTATAAATATAAGAACGAGTCTCTTGTGGATTAGGACTAACGACCGGAGCAGGGACGACACCGGGAGCGGTAGCAGGTACAGGGATACCCAAAAGATAATATGGGCCGGGGGGAGTAGCTCGAAGATTACTTAGGGGAGCGTAAAATGGTGTAGAGAACCATCCGCTACCATCGTCAATAAATTGGTCAGATGGAAAGAAGTAATACCTAGCGTATTGATCCCCAACCACGGGGCTACGAATAACGTTCATGTATGGGTCAGGAAATTCCAGCCAAAGAGAATTTGTCCAATCCTCAAGGTTCTCGTTAAGTGGGATACGATAAACCTGTTTGGTTGTAAGAGGACGTATTAGAGTATAAACTGGTTGAGAAGCACGAAGTCCTCTTATAGCACCTTTAAAGAGCCATGTATTCTGAGCAAATTGGGCGTAGTTGTCCGGTAGCAAAGTTGGGTCACGTACAGGCAACATACCTGCAAAATCTGCAACACCTAATGTTGTCATGTTTACTTTTCTTGAGTTCTCGCAATACGCCTTTCAGCAAATCGCTTCCCATAGTCAAGTTCAGCCTGACGCCGTTGACTGTATTGATCCGCCGCTCTCTTTCCTGCGGCCATCTCGTCATGAGTGATATCCGTCATCATATGGTCAACACTGTCGACTGTGGTCATATGAGCGGCAGGAGGGGAACCCATTTCAGAGTTGTTCTTCGGGATATCTTCTGGGTCAGGGGTTAGCGATGTAGCAGGTGGCGTGTATATCACAGTTTTTGTAGTAAGGGGGTTTGGTTTGACCGGAGATGTTGCCATGTTGTTACTCCCAGAGTGTTGTATGTTAAAACCCAGTGCAGGGGCCGAACGCGATTTGATCTGACGCCGCAAGACCAGTAAGAGCGGTGAATGTTATTGACGTTGGCGTATAGGCAGTTTCTTTCAATGAATTAGTGGGCGTTGTCATATCGTCTGCGCCGCAACGCCATCCAGTTGGCGCGTTTGCTGCTGCGGGCATAGAGAGAATAATCGTCCCATTAGAAGCACACGCACCGGCTGCTCTAAACGAACCTGTGCTCATGCCGCCAACTTGAGTGTTAATAGCACACGAACCAGAATTGACTGGCCTCGTACCACCTGAGACAATAGCGTTGTATTGCCAAGTATTACCGCCGGTATCGAGCGAAATTGGATCGGAGGGGTTCATCGGCGTTGTTGAGAGATTGCTAGTGTCAAACCACTCGCCTTGACCACCCGCCGCCGCAGCCGTGTTGATGCGCACATCCCCCTGTCGTTTTGAAGTAGCAAGGATCGTGTCGCCAGTCGCCACTGTATTTATTGATTGCAATGGCATAAAGACACGCGGAAGATTGGTGCACGATACGATAGTGCCAATTACAGCGGAATTAAACGCATTGGTGAGCGGCCCCGGCGACACGCCCGTGCAAGTATTAACCGGGATCAGGAGATTAGTTGTACCATAATAATCTTGGGCGATGATTGCTGTCGCGCCAGCCAGCAAATTATCCCGACTGCCAATGCTAGCGCTAGCCGCCGCTGCACTCAATGTAATCGTCGGTTGCGCAGCGTTACAAGCAGGTACCGACGGAACCGTGCCAAGAATAAAATTATTTCCTCTAGTCGAGTCAACCAAAGTACGCGGAAAAATAATGCCAGTGCAAGCACTCAAAGGAATACTAAAGTTGCTGGTAGTCACTGGATCAGTTGCAGTGATGCCAGTCGACTGAGTGATAGTCGCTGCACTAATACCTGCATCAAGCAAGCGCTCAGTACCAGGCCCTTGAGCATTTGAGAGTAAAATACCAAACCGTGCAAGAGGACTAACAGTAGCCGGATTATAACCCTTATATTCAACATTAGCGAGCGCAAAGACCGGATTGGTGCCACCCGGACTCACATTATAACTGTAAGCACTAAGGAACCCATTGTAACCAAAAGTCACTGGCGCACCACCCGGCGCTCCACAATATCTGTCAAAATACATCGCATAAAATAAAGGATTGAGACCGCCCGCAATGCCAACACATGGTAGGTTGTTTTGCGGTGCACCACCTGTCGGCTGAGTAACCGAAAGCGTATCACCCGCAATACTCGTCATAAGGGAGTTAGATAAAAACATCACACCCGCCGCTGAAACGTTCTGGATTTTAGTTCCAGCCGGGATTGACGCGGGATTGGTCAAATCGCTAATGCCAAGCCCTTCAAACATCCAACGGTTGCCACCGCCGGGAAAGCCCAAAACATTACTACCGGGAGTGCCGGTCGGAGTGGAAGTGTTTTGACCCGCAATACTACGAAAGCGCCATACGCCATTACCAGTAAATTGGCCCCCAGAAATCCCCCACGCATCAGGTGGAGTTTGAAGCTGTGGACCAATCCACAATGACGATAGTGAACCCGCGTTGTTATAGCCAAGCGGATAAGTGAACCCTAAGCCGCTGTTCGGGCTGACACCAATCGGCTCGCAAACACCATAAGTATAAAAGGAGCTATAGATACCCGACCAAGCAGTTGCATTGAAACCGCCGCAATTTTGCAGCACATTTATCGCTGAATAAGAATTATCCCCACTGTTGTAGATATCGCCTGAATAAAACGAGCCAACCTGTCCTAGATCAGCAACATCAGCTATCCGATTGCGCGCGTAGAAATTACCAAAGTTAGAACTGCCGCCAGTGTTACTCCCAAGTGTCCACTTACCAAGAAGACTCTCAGTGATATTGTTACCCGCATCAACACTACCAGTAACATTCAATCCGACACTGGTGATACCTGCCATCTTCAAACCAATTGGGAAACCAATAATATTATTGTTATGCGAAGTGCCATTGACAGTTCGATTAAGCCCAGTCGGCACCTCCCAAAGCAAACCGTTCGTTTGTGATACGGTTGCCCACACAAGATTATGACCAACGTTATCAAGCACGCTGACCCGATTGCCGCGCGCCAGATAATCCACTGCGCCGAACGCAAAAGCATTATTCCAGAGTGCATCGCCGCTTCTCAACGGAATATTTGGGTTGCCACCGCCGTTAATAGTGAAAATGGCGCTGGTAAATAGAAGTCCGTCAGTTGCACCCTGTGAAGCGGTCTGCGGCGAAGCAGTGAGTACCGCCAGATTGGCGACCGGATCGCACAACGACACCGTGCCAACTAATCTATTAGGTGAATAGTTTGTATCAAACAATTGTGTGCCTTCCCCCACTGGCACACCATTTGAATTACAATTGCCCGCCGTTATCGGAATAGCTGCGCCAATCGTGAACACAGTCGGTGTTGCAACCGTTTGTGGGCCGCTGAGCGTATAATTGCCAGTGGCGTTGGTGCAGCCGCTAGTCGCGCCACCGGGCAATTGCGTAACAGTAGGCGTATAAGCCACACCAATCGGGTCATAGCCATTGGCAAAAGCACTACCACCGTTAACCGTCGAACCGACGCAAACCTGTCCGGTTACTGCGCTCACCGCCATCGTTGTATTATTAATCGTCGCCATGACTTGGTTCGCCGTAGTTGCCCACGCAGCTGTCGCAGTACCTGTTGATGGTCCTTGCGTTGTAACCTGATATGCCAAAGCAGCGGGCAGACGCTCAATCAAGAAACCAGTAGCAGCGGCGTAATAAGGATAACTAGGAGCACCACCAGTAAAAGGAGATGCAAAATTCAGGGTTTGGCCGCCAGTTGGACCAGAAACGCTGCTCAAGTAAGCACCAGGCTGGATCGCCAACTGAGCGCTAGACAAATAATTCAGCGACGCAACAACAATAATACCATCACCTGCCTGCCAAGGTGGTGGCTCAAACGGTCCCCACGGCGTATTCTGACCGTACATAAAACTCAATGTCATAGAAGTATTATTAAGCTGATTGACCATCGAGCCCATGCCATAGCCAAGACTGGCGATCTGGCATCCGGTAATGTCCGCGCCTTCAGCGTTACCACCGTCTGGCGTCTGCACGTCACTTTCCATCCTGACGCCGTCAACACCTGCGTCAAATAATAAAGTAACACCAGCAAACACGTCATTACCGGCGGAACCGCTGCCGCAATTGATTTGACCACTACGGCTCATTTCAAGTGGTTGTTTAAGAAAATAAATAGTGTTCGCCTGACCAGCTTTAGCTGGAAATTTTACCGTCGAAGAACCACCATATTGAGATGGTACAGTGCCAGGCATTGAAGCAAAATTACCGATCACATTCATCAATGTCGAAACTAATGGTCCATTGTCGAATGGCGTCAGCGATGTAAGCGGTTGCATACCAATATTAGGCTGAGTAACAATGATTGAACCATCTGCACTAAACCCAGTAAATGTATGCGATACCGAGTCAACAGTACCAATTTTAACCCAAGTCCGGGTATTGTCAAGTACCTGTAAAACTTCTGGCACTGTCGTAGGAGTAATGCCCATCTGCGCCGGTGATGGCGCTTGCGCGAACGCACTTACCCCAAGAGTAAGGAGGCTACCACCAAAAAGTAAGGCTCGTTTAAACATGTGTGTATACAGCGATGACCGCTGCTCCCGGTGGAACTGAGTAGATAGTGCTAACCCAAGTCAAAGTATTATCGGAAATCGTGAACGCAATATCAGGACCAATTGGGAAGAATGCCGTTCCACTGACGAACAGCATCATCACATTACCATCCGGTGCATAAGACAAAGGAGGTATAACATTAATTGTTGCAATGGGGAGATATTCCATCTTTATTGCCGCACCTAACGGTGGCGCAGGCGGTGAGGGTGGAGGCGGCACGGAGAGAATATCAATGACAATTTCTTGACCTACTACAGTGGGTGTCAACAAAGTAATTTGATTGTTAGCTACACTAACTAAATAATCATAAATAGGGACTATTCTGTCACCAGTGCTATAAACATTTACATTGTTGCCGCTTAGGAGTCCCACACGACCAAACTGATCCGGTATACCCAGATCAAACACAATTTGATTTGCAATGGCTTTATAGTATAACGTGCTCGAAATAATAACTGGAGCCGGTCCATAAAGAAGACCCGGACCAGTATACGGTGCTAGATTGCACGACTGAACCGTAACAACAATACGGTCAATCCATATTTCACCACTTGATAATTTTGTTGTTGCAGTAATCACGTACGACGTACCAACTACCCCACCGCTAACCTGAAACGTTGAGATACTACCGACAAGTGTAATGTCAGTAACAACTAACATTTCCACTGCCATCTGTGCTACGTCATACGCGATAGTCTCAATAGTTACTCCAGTGGGTAATTGCTGAGTATAGTCAAACGTAATTAACGTCTTTGCCGAAACATCGACGGTCAACTGCCCATTCGCACAGTCACAACAACCATCAGGACCACTAGCAAGATTGCCTACTTGGTAATATGGCCCCATAGGGGGTGGAGCCGTTACACCGGGAATTGGGTATGGAAAGGTCATGCTATCCTCGGCTGTCTATAATTCCAACCTTGTGGGAACATCCATCGTTGCCCACTATAAGTAAACATAGCCCTCGTTTCTGTTCTGGCCAGACCAACACCTTCATTAAATTTACGTCCATGAAATGCCGCACCTTGCTGTGAACTATATCCCTTGCCCGGTTGCAACATCAGACGAGACTTTACACCAGAACAAAGATAATCATAATATTTAGACAAAATCCAATCAGGAACGTTCGGTAGACCATCTTGATTTACCGGATCACCAATATTCAAAGCAACAGTAGCAATCCAATATTGAGGCTGTTGCGGATTTGTCTTAATACGCATAATCGGACAAGATGTGCCTGCGTTTAATAAGACGGCAGAGATGGGGACAGAGTACGCTGGGTTAATTGACTCGCTAGTTCCATCCAACTCGTTGTTAGGCAACAACGCCAAAAACTGTGGAGGGCTCATTGGCAGATACTGAGGGGGTATTGGAGGCGGGAAACGAGGAAGCATTACTTGCATTAAGCGATTAACTACAACCGACGAGCCACAAACTTCAAGAACATAATCGTTTGTGCTTGGGACAATACTGACAACAGTTTCGTATAGCCAGCAATTTGAGCGAGCGAAAAACTCTTTGAGTGCATCAAAGAGGGCCATATAAATAACGCCATCGAGCGCGCCGGGGCACGTCATGCGCGTAGCGTCGATAATACGAACTTGAGTCTGGGTAGCCATCATTACTCCAAGAGTATTACGCCGCCAAGCTCATAACAGCACCGACAAACTTCTGATGGAACATTTGTGCCCTTACGTCCGTTGTATCCTCAACATCCCAGAACTGTAGCAGTCCCGCCATGTACCATATCGTTGGCTGAAAAAACGGACGTGGTATAGGCACAAGATCAGTCGGTGACTCGGCCGAGAATATACCCGGCACGAGAGGATCAAGTGTTGCTTTCTTAGGAAGTGGTTGCTGGTATTTAATATCTAAGAAGAAATCAGGACGTATTCTTGCAATCTCACCGACAGCATTATTAAGCGCAGTAGCAATATTGTCGTCAGAGTAACGATAAGGAGGCCCAACCAAGTCTTGTAAGAAAGACCTAGTTAGAGATAGATAGTCACTTACCAAGAAATACGTAGCCAATGTACACTCACCTTATTACTCTAAGAGTGTAAAAAGCTGGGCAAGAACTGCGCATCTCTTGCCCAGATAGTTTAGGAGTGGGAGGACACACCCCTAATTACGGACCTGCTTGGACCACGATAGCCTCGCAGAGAGCAACAACGCCCAGCGGGGGCGCAGGCAACCCTGCTCGACCATAGACCTGAAGTCCACGCAAGATTTGACCGAACGTCCGCTCAGAGCGAAGCGTTTCCACGTTGGTCAACTGCGACGCGAACGTAAGTCCGTGTGCATGACCGCCGTAGATAACCCACTCTGTAGCCGCCAAGCCGGGAGAACCGGCCGGACCACTAGGGAGCAAGTTTGACGCGTAGATGGTAAACCGATCCACCTGCCCGAACCGACCGTTACGAAGGATCGAGACTTGATCGCCAGACAAGAACACTTCGCGAAGTTCTGACCGCTTAATCTGGAACGACGCCCAAGTAGGCATCACAATCCAGCGTCCAGTTTCGGGAATGTTCTGTTCGTCAAGCGCCTGACCGATACGCAAGATCACGTCGATCATCTCGACCTGACCCGTCGTCGGGTTACGACCCACTGTGCCGAGAGGTGTTCCGGTAACACCAAGATTGATGTTATGGGAAATAATTCCCGCCGCAACCCCACGGTTATTTGAGTCCGCCCATGGAGTAGCGCCGGTATTGCCGGAATGCATCCAATTCAGCACGTCGCTATCAACAGCGATCTTCATCTGCTCGGACGCGTCATCCGCCCAGATGCTCAAGTTGTTGATGTCCGATTGCTTCTCGATCACGTCATCGAGAATAGTCGCGAAGTACTTACCTTGGTCGATAAAGAGTTCGGTATTGCTGCCGACAGGACGTTGCAGAGTAAGGTCGCCGCCAACAAGATAATTGTTGATGGTGATTGTCGGCTTGGTGCGGATTTTAACGCGATCGCCGTAAGACTTAATCTCGCCTTCGTAGTCAGTGTTGGTAATAGCTGCGAGAACGGTAGCCGCGTAAAATTTTTCGATAAGCTTGCCCGACCATATTTCTGGAACGAAACCAGCAGCCACATAGTCAGGATTAATTGAACCAGCAGGATATAGCGGAGGTGTGGTACCTCCACCTGCAAGACCGAGTGCCATTTTGTTTCTCCGTTAAGCCGTATTGTTGACTTAGCGGCGAACGCGACCATCCCTCAGAGCTTCTTGGATTTGACTTTCGATCAGACGATATTCGTCGTCACGACCAGCGTACTTTCCGCGTGTAACATCTGAATAGAATTGCGCGATCTCCGCACCTGTTACTATAGGCTTATCGGGGGGAGCTTGTGTCTGCCCCGGTCGCGCTCTGCCCGGTGCTGCAAGACTTACAAGATCGACAGCCGGGGTGGTTGCAGGGTTACTCCTAGAGTGAGTCGCGTTCCCACTCCCAGAGCTTTCTGCCCCGTTGCCCGGCTGTGATCTTCCAGTCTGTACAGGACCAGAAGCAGCCAGTTCCGCCTGATACCTCTCAAATGTCGCCACAACCCTGGAAGCTTCTCCACGGTCAAAAGCGTGCATCAAGATTGCTTTGCGTTGGGTTCCATACATGGGGTCAATCTGAGCCAGCCATGTTTTGAACCCTTCGTCGTCATTCTGTGCTTCCCAATCAGGTACTCGCTCTTTAAGCGCCTGATAAACCTGCGAACGTGCGTCTGCCGCAACGTGTGTTTGCACGCCACTTAAAGACTGACGCACTTGTTGAATTTCACCACGTACTGGTGCTAGTTCTGCCTCTGCCACTTCACGGGCAGCGCGACGAGCCATATCAACGAGTTCTTTACTCCATTCCTTCTCATCTTCAGGAGTAACATATCTCTTTGGAACAAAATTATTAACTGACTGTTGAGAGGTGGCAGGAGAGGATACCGTAGCAAGGAGCCGCTGCATTTCTCCGACACGGTTGACAAGGTCACGGTTTTCCTGTGACGCTTTTTCAAAGCGCCCAACCATGGCCCTAAATTCACTCTCAGAGTAATGACGATCTTGTTCTTGACCATTACCCTGACCATTACCCCGCTGTTGGGGGGCAGGTGCGGGCGCAGGTTGAGGTGAAGGTGATGCATTCCTCAATATAGGATTTGGTTGCGCGCGGGCGGGCTGAGCCGGTAATTCTGGAATTGGTGGTGTAGGAGAACCAATGTCAGCGAACACCATCTTCCCCGGTTGTCCGCCACCAATCCGTTGCTGCTCTGATAACTCGTTCGCTCGTGCAGCCGCACGCCTGACAGCTTCAGGAAGATGAGCGTTCGGGTCAGGTGTATTCGTACGTACGGTTCTTGTTTGTTCGTTTGGATTTGCCATGTTATCTTCTTACCCTTACTTGTCTTGGATACGCACTAGGGGTATCGAACATCATATCCCTATCCCCAACGCCTAACCTGACTTTGTCCTCTTCAGTCAAAACATGTTCCTTAAGTAATCCTCTCATATGCTGAACTTGATTTGCAAGATAATCATTGTGCCGTTGCAGCCTTTCAAGCCGCTCGGCCATATCTCTGACTTCATTTCCAGTATAAAGTATAGTCATATTTTCTTCTCATCTCGTCTCATAATCTTATCATGTGCCTCGTCTAATCCACGCATATTTAAGGCAAACTCTAACGCTTGTTGTGCAATACCTACTGTTCTATGTAACTCCGCAGTCGGCGATCTTAGTGCTCGTTCAACACGATCATTGGTGTAAGCGTCTAACGCGATTAAATATCTCTCCCATTGCTCAGCGTTTATCTTTGAAAGCGCCCACGCCTCTCTTATTAAGTTTTCCTCCGGATTACTCACAAAACTCTCTTGGGCACAGAAATGTTCAAGTATGGAGGCCCACTCGTATCTTCTTTGAGCGCCAAACCACCCAAACCGTCTTCTCCTGTGGGTTTCTTGGCAAGCTCCACTTTGCAGTAATTGCGCTCGTGCCAACGCTGTTCTTTCGTGCCAGGAACAGCCTCGGTAAACGCACCAAGACATTTCAATTCTTGGTATCGACCACCGCTATCAGGGCAGTCATGCGCATCAAAGTCAGTCTCTGGTTTGTCATACCAGCGTGGCTTGCTGTCACCTTTTTTAATACGATCCATGGAAGCTCTCCGGTAAACTTTGTGTCACAGTGTCCGCAGCGTCGATGATATCGTTTATCTTTACTCCATAATAGTCAGCCATAAAACCGACTGAGTTATAATCGACTTGTTCATATACTTTTGGTTTTAATTTAATTGGCAGTTCGAGTTTATCAACAATAATTGCCTGCCAACCTGCTACTTTTTTGAACGCATCGGCAATTTCTGCTACGTCTATTCTTATATACAACTGTACTTCTTCTGGTAATGTAACTTTATACTGTACAGCCAACTCCATTATTTTCTCTATAATCTCATTAACAACACCCGTAGTTGCAGTAATGTCAAAGTGATGACGTGGAACGAGATGATTGATTTCTCTGTTCACGTATCGCCTTAACATCAGGGCACCACAATAATATTACTGGCGGAAGGCAAACTAGAGCCTCCTGCGTTAGTGGCAGTGACTATGCAACTCAAATCATGACCACCTACGTCAGCAGCCGCAAGAATACGACTGTTTGTCGTTGCTCCGACGATGTTTACGCCATCACGCTGCCACTGATACGCGTAAGAGACTGGTACATTACTCCAATTCCCCATAGTACAGTTCAGCGTACTGCCCTGTGCATAGGGTGGTGTACCGCTAACAAACGGCTCAGTGACAACCTCTGGAATTTCTGGCGTCGCCGTCAATGCAACCAATACGTTCAACGCAGCCACAAACCCAGTGTAATCTAAAGACGGCAGAGGGGCAAGTGACTTAGCGACCCGGTAGTTATTGATGACTTTCAAGTAAGTGCGTTGGCTGTTCGCCGCACTCACATCGGGGATCAAGTTGGACGCAAGGCCAAGCTGGATACCCACATCCCTTAATGCAGCCATGCGTTGGCTAAAGTCAATATCAACATAAAGGGGCATAGCCATCTTAGTTACTCCCAGAGTGAGCGCAAGCTTGCGCTGCGCGAACCACTCAAATAATTACCCTACTTGACTTTGCTTCCCGCTGACAGCAGGAACCTTGTTGCCAGCGTGCCCCTTGCCAAACATTTCGTTCGAGCCACCGCCCTTGGCGAACTCGCCGTTCTCAGAGCCTTGACTCGACTTGCCGGATTGACCAGACTCCACCTTGCCAGTGTGGCCCTTGCCAAACATCTTCGTCTTGCCACCTTGCGCAAAGAAGCCAGCGTCTTTGTTCTGGTGGTTGTCTCTACTGATAAACTTCGCCATTTTAGTTCTCCTATTTCGCGTTTAGCGTGTTCGCGTAAACGCGCACGCTTAACACCCTACAACAGGCGCAACGAATACCCACGCAGGATACGCATCTGCTGCCATTGCCCACACATGAGACGTTGTGTTTAGACACTGCGTCCCACCATTGATCGGAAATCCCAACCCCTGCTGAAGGCCAGTCGTGGGGGCTGTATCGTCGATCAAAAACACAACATGCCCAGTAGGACCAATGAGCGCAGGACCAACGCCAAGATCACTCCATGCCGTAGAGTTAAGCACAACCTTCGCTGTTGCTATGGCCTCTGCTAAGGAGGTACTAATAAGAACAAAAGCAAGTGCTGCGATAACTCTCAACATGTTACGTCCCCTTTTTATGTGTACCTATACGCGCCTTAGCGTTGGAAGTCTGAGACGAAATCGCCTCAAGACCAACACCTTTCACGCCAGCACGTCGCCCCTCACTGCCTGTACCCTTGGTGATACCCTCTTCCACTTTGTGCATGGTACCGGGCATTCCATGGGTCTTATGACCAGCGATGACTGGCCCCCCGTGCGCGTGCTTTGTTACTTCTTCTTTTTTCTCTTCGCGCTTCGCCTCTCCCCCCTTCTTAAAAGCTCCGATACCACTGCCGGGGGCAGCTCGCGGCCCCATAGCCCCGCCCATAGGCGAAGGACCGCCACCAACAGGAGGACGAGGCCGCGGGGGCATAGCGCCCATCCCCCCCATGGGAGGACCACCCATCATCGTCGGTGGTTGTCGCGGTTTACGCCCTCCACCACCCATCGCTGCGGCACCAGCGCCCATTCCACCTGTTCTACGTGGCATCGTTGCTCTCCTTTATATTTCTCTTCTATGTAGTCTATCTTCGCTTCCGCTCGATAGACTTTAGACCCTTATTTCTTTGGGGGAGTTGAAGTCGAAGATTGCGTCGCAGTGTTCGGCGTAGGGGACGGCACGGGAGGAGGTGTCGCAGGTGCGGGAGGGGGTGCCGAAGATTGCGCTTGCTTCTGCGCTTCTTTCTCTGCCTGCGCCTTCTCGTGATCTTCGATGGCTTTGATTTGATCGCGGATACCGTCAAACTCCGCTTCAAGGGATTTCCATTTTGCAGCGGCGTCGTCCCACATCTGCTTTGCCTGATAGGTTACGCGCTCCAACTCAGCCTTAAGTTCAGCAATGTTAACCACTTTACTCTCCTTCTTCATTCTCCCGCTTGGGGTGTCGTTACTCCGGGGGTATTACCCCCACCTCCCGGTGGCATTGCGCCCGCCGGTGGACCTTTACTGGCGGGTCCAACAACGTTTAGTTGGGGACCACCTTTAGCTGGGCGCGGTGCTTGCTGACCTTGAGCCTGCGCCGCTCCATGCTGACCAGCCAATTGCGTATTCGCAGCCGCCTCCTGCCCTTGAGCAGCCCCGGTTTGCGCAGCCGCTTGAGCCTTCTGCTGATTGTTAAGTTCCTCTTCGGTGGGGACGATATCTGCGCCGGGAATATTGAGATGGTCCGCAACCTGTTTAAGGACAACTGCACGTCCCTTCGGTCCAATAATCGACATGTCAATCGGATTAGCTGTGATTTGTAGAAACTCAAGTTCCCGCTGTATCTGGGCTTCCTTAGCCATGGCGACGTTAACACCGAGTATTCTAACTTCTTCTTGCCCATCAAGCAGACCTGAAGTATCTGTAAGCATAATCATATCAAGAAGGTTTGTTATCAACCCTTCTACTATATCTCTATCAATGTTCGATGCGACGGTTTGAAGTATCTTCGCAGCGTTCTGCATGAGCATAGCAAGCCCAGAAGCAGTACGACCAGTCGGTCCCGCTCCGGGCATACCTTGCACAAACTTAGGAATAGCGGACATCTCGTCCGCCAACGTACTAAACGCAGTATAGACAGCCATTAACTCTTGGGAATTACTTTGCGGTTGCCAGAATGAAATCGCAGGTTGAGTATTATTACCAAATGGATCAGACTTGATGTGCCAACGTTTCCAAGGATACAGTTCCTCACCGTCCTCACCGTCTGCCAATCGGTCGTCGCTAATAGTAACTTGTGGTCCACTCGCAATGCTGAGATTATTAACAAGTGCTCGTAGAGTGGCATTCGCCACGGTACTAATATCAGTGAGCAAATCCGGGAGTCCGTTACCAACGACAGTGCCCGGCACTTTTTCAAAAGAGGTAAGGTAATAAATATGGCGTTTTCGCGGCGATGGGGAAAGTTGAACTTTGATAACATATCGCCCTATCAGCCATGCTTCAATAAAATAATCACGCGTCGGATCAGGTATCATTGGAGCAGGGAAGCCTGCCTCTAAAATCTGCTTACCCTGAGCCCACCCACTGAATTGTAAACATGCGATCAGTCCTGATTGGTTAAATCGAGGGTTCTCTCGGGACTCAAGTATTGCTCGCTCTGCGTCGGTCTGGTCCCAATTATCAACAAGACCTCCACGACCATAATCGTCCAGAACAGCTCTGACAGCTTGTTGATCAAATCCGGGGAGGTCGAGTAAATCATTTAACTCTTTTCGTGTAACTCGTGATCTTTCAATGACATTTGCATCAGCTATATTTGCAACCCCCGGTGTCCAGTAGATATCAAATGGACTAACACGTTCCCAACACAAATAAGGTTTCTGCGTTGTGAGCGGATTACTCTTGAGAGTATTAGGGTCACGCTGCCATTCTACGTTGGTTTTAATTCTAACTACTGGCCCTTTAATAACTCCGTATGGGAAAATTGGTAGATCAACTAGGAACTCTGCGAATGCTGTATAGAACCCGCCTTGTGCAAGAATTTCTTGAATTTTATCTTCCGCAATTTTTGCCTTCTTCGCCGCATTTCTCTTTGCCGCATCACGCGCTGCCGTTTCGAGTTCGGTAAATCTATCTCGTATGGCATTAGCATCAGGTAATGGTTCAGGGGGTGGTGGCGCTGGTGGTTGTTGTGCTTGAGCAACTGCGGGCTGTTGCGCGTTTTGAGTGTGCATCGCGGCCACACCCGCCGCATGCGCCTGCTGAGCATGTAACGCTTGTAAATGACCTTGAACTGCCCCTTGTATTTCTGACTCTACAAGTTTCTGTATGGACTGGTATATCTCAGGTGGTACGGGGGGATCGGGCGAAGGCTCAAGCCCCCACGGTCGTTCAGTCCCAAGATAAACATCTCTCAAGAGGGACGTAGTCCCTCGCGCTTTCATCGCAACGATGCGCGCGTATACCTGTGATCCTCCGAATTTTCTTATCTCTTGTAGAATGTCTTCTTCGTAGACACCATTAAACGCGCGAAGTGCTCTCAAAAGTCTATGTGCCCAGCCGGCGCTCGTGTTATCTCGATGCCGCCGCATCAATGTAAATTGGTCATTTATAAAGCCGGCTAGGCCAGTTAATTCTGCAACGGGGGGAAGCTGCGCCTGCGCACGGATAGCGGCTTCGCGCTTAACCTGTGCGTCTGTATCTGCGCCGCCTACAACGCGTAAGACCCCACCAAGAGGCACGTTTTATTAATTTTCTATATCGTTACACTCCATACCCTAGTGGTCAAGTTACCCCCCGGAGTAACAAACAAACAAACAAAATGGGGGCCGCTCTTTCCGCGGGAGGATCGAACCGGCCCCCATACTCGTATGACGGAGAGCACAATTTCTGCCATACTTTTGCCATGATAATATGCTATTGTGGCAAAATTATGATGGAAATGTGTCATTTTTATGTCTACATTTTATCATTGTAAATTAAGGTATACCTTAATTTACCACTAAGAGAGACCTGTAAAATGCCAATCACAGAGCACAAGATAAGGTACCTAGTAACAGAAATCGCCAAAGACGTGGTAGAGATAGACAATATACTGTTTCATCTCAATATTACGCGTGAGGAATACCTAAGACTTTCTGGTACTCGCGCTTTCAAGGAAGCGCTCGTAGTCGCGCAGACTGAATGGCAGGGCGCAACAAATACCCATAAGCGAGTTAAACTCAAGGCTGCGGCCATCGTCGAAGAACTGATTATGAAAGTATTCTTTGCTTGCACCAAAGACGACCAACCACTGAACTCTAAAGTGAAAGCACTTGAGACCATTGCAAAAATCGGTGGTCTAGGCGCGCTTGAACCAGCGGCAGGCACAAGGGAAGGTACAATGGGGAATATTTTTAATCTACAGATAAATTACTCCGAGGGTAATACAGAGCAAGTGCAATTGGGTGGCCCGATTGTAGATGTTGATGAGTACTCCGAGAGTAACGAAGACGAGATCAGCGATAATATCCAAGAACATGTCAACGAGAATAAAGTCTCTAACGCTCAAACTTCCAATATCCAATTTCATGGTTCATCCCTTTCGTCTGTATTTGCTAGCGATGACTTGGAACCATTATAAGTAAGACGGGCGACGCTCATTTGCGCTTGAGTTAAGTTTTTATATTCTCCAAGTTTCTTTATATCAAGTTTCTGCATTTCATCATTTTTACCAGAAGGCACCCACTCACGCTTAGATATAACCCATGTCTGCTTAGGATCATCGTACGAACTCGTTGCCACGTATGCACTATTTTCACCGGGCAACACACATATCCATAGTCTCTTATTGTCATGTATGCCATAATATTTCCACGCATTACCCCCAACAGTTATTTCGTTTCCCGCTGCAATGTCTTTTAATTTTTCTTCGTTGACTTCATAGCGCATCTCAATATGTTGCGCAACTTCCTGTGCTTCATATCTATTAAAGAACGTGGTTGCACCGAATTGTGGTGGCTCGCTACCAACACGCCAACCCAAACTCCACTGCCACATTATCCCATCGTCAATACCGCTGACATTATATAGCCTTTCACGGTCTAAGCTATGAGCCTCCCATATTTGTTGCGTGTCACTATGAAGTCTACGCGCCCATTGTAGCTCTCTAGCACCGTATTGGTTTGGTTTAATTTTTACTTCCATGTTACTCTCCCTATGCGTTTAGCGTGTACGCGTAAACGCACATGCTTAGAGTGGCGCAAGCCCTTCGGGCGCGCTACTCGTCCTCATCTGTAAGTGTAGGGTCCGGCATGACAGAGCCTTGTGTATATCGCTCATAGTTCAAGCGAAATGCTAATGTTGAGACCGCAGTGGTTAAACTATGTGACCAGCCATCAGTAAATGATAAAATTGTTTCAGTCGATCTACCCATATCAGAGTCAGACTCATTATTCACAATAGCAAGAGCAAGACCCATCGCTTGTATTTTACCTGCCTTTGCATCGCGTAATGCTTCACGCAACAATATTATAATGCGCTCATTTGGAGCCCACTTGGTCTCAGCTACTCTAAGAGTAATAGGGGTAGTCATGTTATTTCACCCTGATACACACAATCTCAATACCGGGAGTCGTTAGACCCTTCATCGTCTTTTGAGCAACCTCGTTACACTCTTTTAGACTAACCTCGTGAGTATCTACCAAATAACTATGATCGCACATTAATGCATCAGGTGGTGCGATACACAATACAATTGCTACATACTTAGCCATCATGACTTTTCCCTCAAGTCCAAGCCTTACTATTAAAGGGTGCGCGTCGTGCATGTCGCTCACGTGCTCTTTTAGTATAACCGTAGGCGTACGAGTATGCTTCCGCGCTCGACGCGGTCAAGCACGCATACTGTAACGCGTCCTGCACGTGAGACCATGGTGTATCTTTTTCGGGGAGCGGTCTATCGGTCTCATATTTATTTTTAGGGTAACGGTACGCACCCAATAACCCTTCGACTAATAACGGACACTCATCCTCGTCAATTAATATTTTACCCTCACCCCTAACATTCCCAAGGAAGAACCCTTCCACTGCACCAACGCGTCTATCAATGTCGTTGCTTACTGCCGGAACATTAGGTAGACCCAAATGTGACAATAGGTTAAACTCATTCATCTCAAACAAACTAGACCGTGCAATACCGGCAGGGTCGCCAACAATAATGAACCTACGTCCGGCAAAGCGAGGTGTGGCGAGCGCAGGTTTAAGTTGTTCCTCAATGTGTTGACGCAGTCCCATCCCAGAAGTCGGTATCTCTTTTAGAACTAACAACTGACCTCTATGTGTGAGTTGTGTTATAACGGCTCCGGGGTTCCGCCCAAAGTCTTGACCAATAATAAGCATTCGGTCGTCCACAGGCTCAAGGCCACGACGTATATGAAAATCATAAATAAAGCTCTCTCCATATACGGCAGAGCCAGAGGGATCTTTTCCGAAATCTGCGTCCACATAACGACGAATATAATCAGGGGTACCAGTCGCGACAAGCCGCTCATAATATTTGCGTCCCTGCGCTCGACGTATTTCTAAGTTCTTTTGTATTTGTTCTGGGCTTACTCCGGGAGTAGGGTCGATAGGAAGTATAACCGTGTCAGGCGTTTGCTCTAAGTGCTCAAGGTTCTCAGCGTTAGGCTCACGCCCTCCCGGTTGCCGAAATATCTCCCACTCACGCACTTCACCCAATAGCCCACGTTTTATGAACTTAGCCCACGGTGCCATCTCGGGAGGCATATTGGTATCAGCCATTATGCCTTTCCACGTAGGCACACCCAACTCGTCGTTAGGGTATCGCCCACATCGCCCCGCGATGTCACTAATCAAGTCTATGTCGATCTCAATACACTCATTAATAAAAGCTGCCGTAAGGTTGGTACTGAGAAGGCGGCGCTTATCTTCTGGTTCGTCAAGAGGAACAAAAAGCCATTCCGAGTGAATATCACCCTCACGAAAATAAAGCGTAGATTCGGACACCCTCCAATCAGCAATAAGGGCGTATCGCGATAATACGTCCTTAAGCACAGTATCCTTAAGTTGTTTGAGAGTTTGTCGGATGATCGCATAGCGTGTGAACCTTCTTGGGTTGTTAGGACGTACAGGGTCCTGAAACGCAGGCATCTGCTGTTTCATTCTCCGAGTGAGATCGACTAGTGAGCCGGTAGTTTTGCCAGACCCAACGGGTCCACATAGTAAACGCCCGAATGATTGTGACTGCATGAACCTACTAATAGTAGGGGGCGCATTATAAATAAACGTTCTTTCAACTCCGCTATATTGATGAGGTTTCATTTTATGTAACTCGTCTGCGCTGCCGCTTGACTCATGAGCTTTTCAACTTGTCACTTATATGCACAATAGTGTGCTCGTCGATACCACCTTGTACGAAGTCATATAGATGTGACTCGGTCTCCCCCGCAAATATCCATATGTCAATCGGTAGACCAATATCCTTGCCAACGATTTTGATGAACCCATCTAACGGCTCAGCCCTGAGTTTATCAAGGTTCTGGAAGCTTAACCCAACCATCAGTATCTTTACATCATTTAGTGTGACTACACCTTTTAACATGACGGTATTACTCCAAGGGTAAAGGACGAAGGGTTGCAGTCATAGTGCGTATCTCTTGTACCTGTTCAGGGGTCAGGTCAGACATACTGTGTATCCATGTACAGACAGCGCATCGCTCACGTACAAGCACCTGCTCAATGTCAACCGCGTCAAGGCACCACGAATAGACTGTTGACTTACAGTCTATGCAAATAAATTTTATTGACTCCATTGTTTCCTCTTGACTATTCCCTCTTATTATGGTATGTATATCATAACACAACCGACATGGTTTGTCAATACACGCGTAGGTTGTATTATGGTATACTTTACACTGAGGAACTCGTCCCTTCGATAAACTCAGGATGAAGTCAAGTGTTCATTTGTGCTTCCTGCCGCAACCGCCAGTTTTTCAATCTTCCCCCATGGGAGAACTGCAAAGACTGTAACCACGTACGCGCAACCCTCACGG